CCAGTAGCACCAGTAGGACCAGTAGCACCAGTAGGACCAGTAGCACCAGTAGGACCAGTAGCACCAGTAGGACCAGTAGCACCAGTATCTCCAGTATCACCAGTAGCACCAGTAGCACCAGTAGGACCAGTAGCACCAGTATCTCCAGTATCACCAGTAGGACCAGTAGCACCAGTAGATCCAGTAGCACCAGTAGCACCAGTAGGTCCAGTAGAACCAGTAGGACCAGTAGGACCAGTAGCACCAGTAGCACCAGTAGCACCAGTAGCACCAGTATCACCAGTAGGTCCAATGATTAATAATTCATTTGTTAGATCACCTACATAATTATATGAATTATTTGGTCCAGTATTACCATTTGAATTACCTAAATAAAAAAATAAATCACCACCCTTTACCAAAGCAAATTTTCCTATATCATTTATTGTTCCATTTGGTAAATCTACAAAACTGTTTGCATGTGCAAATATTTGAAACCCTATGCCAGGTGCTCCAGTTGGTCCTTTAATACGTGCATCAGAAATGATTAAATTTTGTATTCCATTAACATTATTGTTAAAATCGGACAAAAATTGTTGTGAAAATGATGCATTAGAAATTAACTTTTCATTATTTGCATAAATTGCGTTGTCTTTAGAATAAATATTGATATTCGAATTAAACATATTTATATATTATTTAAATATAATAATTTATAAATAATAACTATTTGCCTACGCTACACAATATTACACCATTTAATATTTACTATGAAATGAAACGCACATTATATATGATAATATAATCGATAATATATTTTTTTATGAAAAAAAATTTTACCTTTATTCTAAATATTCACATTATTAACGCTGATTTTTTTCAGTGTGTAAAAAATCTATATATTTCATTTATATTGTTGAAGAATTCAATGTGATAAATCTCTATAATGTAAAATCTACAAGTAACGGGTAATGATCAGAATCATATTTCCCACAATATTCTTTGTAGGATTGATACATAAATACATTTGAAATACGATCGTATAAATAAGGTGTTACTAATATATGATCGATTTGTGAAAATTCAGAAGAACTCGATTGACAATCTTCATTTTTGTCATACCAATCACTAAATCTCGTCGATTTTGGCATTTTTTCACCTACTGGTTTTAATGTGTATTTGTATTTTCCACAGTTCCCTTTTAGAATATCTAAAACGGATGATATCGGATAATTATTATTTGCGTCAACCACTTTTCCGTCAAAATCATTGAAATCACCGGCCACAATAATTTCGTAGTGTTTTTGAATATAATCATGAATAATATTTTGTAACACTTGGGATTGCGCCTCTCTTTCAGCGCATCGTTGTTTATCTGTAGGAAAGGCTAATAAATGAGCTCCTATAAGTGCAATATTTATATTATTTATTTTCATTTCGGTAATATAATGTTTGCTTACACCATAGGTTCCAGTTGTACCATTATAATTACACGTCGAATTTGGAATCGGATATTCGATTCGATCTTCGGTTCTATAAAGATTGATAATGGGATCGATTTTGGTAAGAATTCCGACATTTTGACCAGTTGCACTATCGGTTCCCTTTACTAAATAAGGTACATAATCAGTAGTCGTTCGATGGATGATTTCTTGTAATTCGTCGCATCCTTCTACTTCACAAATATTGATTGTGTCGGGTTGTAATTCATTGATTACATTGGAAATATAATCGATATGAATTTGCGCTTCACTCGAGTTTACCCAGGTACAACCATTACCTGGACAATCAGATGATGTGCAATAATCCAGAAATAACCATTCTGCATTGAATTGCATAAATCGATATTTTGTTGGATCTGGGCGACGATCTCCTTGAAATAGTATATTGGGACACTCTGTATCACAGTTTGAACGAGAGAGCATATAAAATAATATAATACAAAACCACATTATATTATTGGGGACATAAAAATGTGAACTTTGTAGGATAAAATATGTAATTTGTATTTATATAAATAATTTTTCTGGTAATGTTTTGAAATAAGAACCATTGTACAATATATTTTTGTCTAATGCTTTTGCTAATGTTTTATCACTGATTTTCAATTGTTTTATACAGTCATATTTACAAATATATTCTTTTATTAGTTCATTATTTTCATTATATTGACCAATACCATTTTTATATAATATGGGTATTCCATTTTTTTCTATAAAGTGATTTTTTACATCATCTGAACATTTATCATAAAGAATATAATAATGATTATTTTTTAATGTTCCATTTAGGACTGGATGATCTAATGAGGAAGATTGAAATCCATTTTTTACAGCAGCTGTTTTTCTGTCTAGATAAATATTCAAAATTTCAGTTTTTTCTTTATTTAATTTTGCAATGTATCCTACATTTTGTGGTCTTATTTTTTTGGTTGGTTGGAGATTATATAAAATAGTTGGATCTAAATTTCTATCCACATAATTCCATCGAAATCCTTGATATATTGTATTTTCTGAAATTGCTTTTTTTATAGAAGGACGTTTCAACATAAAATTCGACTCTTTGATAACTTCGGCAATAGATTCATATATTTTTATAATTTCGAATGTTTCTGGATTTATTTTTTGAATTCTATCTCCTAATGTTTCGTTCAGTATATTGAATCCAGTATTGTTTTTTGTTTGTAATGAATTCAATTTATCTATTATTTCTTTGTTGGATCTCTCTAAATTTTGAATTTGATTGGATAATTGTTGTATTTGTTCATTGGTTATATACGATGTGTGTGTTTGAATAGTACTATTTGTTGGTTCTGTTTTGGAATGGGTTATAATATTTTTTAATAGTTCTATTTCAGAAAGCAATTTTTCAACATATTGATCATTATAATCATCATAATATTTTAGATTTTCATTTATAATTTGAAGTAATGAATCATAAGATAATTCTTTTCCGATTAGAAATAATTCTTTTTCTTTTTCGTGGTTGGGTAAATCTTGTACTTTATTGAAACGAATTTTATCGTGAGAATGTATGAAACTCTCGAAATCTTTACTTTTTTTCACGGAAAAACAATCCAATAATAAACATTCTTCATAATGCGATTTATGTTCATTATAACGATTTATAATTCCTCTTCTACTCTCTCCGATTTTTATAATATAGGTTCCATTTTCGAAAGTTTTTACTTTTATGATATAAACGATTGCACCTTTTGTACCGAATTCTCTCAATAGTATTTTTTCACGATCGAGTTTTTGTTTTATTTCCATATTTTCTTCAATTTTTAATAATTTTTCTTTTAATTCACTACATTCTTCACCAATAGTTTGTTGTAGGATTTCTTCTAATTTAATAAAATAATCGTGAATTTCATCTGCTTTTTTTGTTCCTGCTTTCAAACAAAATGATTTGAAAGTTTTTATATTTAACATAATTATTTCTTTATTATGGCCACCTCTACCTTTTTTTTCTTCTTTATCATTTTCAAAAATTTTATAATCAATGTCTAATTTAAAATATTTTTCTAATAATCGTTTTGCATTATCTTTTTGTGAAAATTCTAACCATTTCCAAATAGTATCTAAATCAATTATATAATCAGTTTCTTGGTTATAATTTAAACAACAATAAAATGAAGATATAAATAATTGTTGTTGTGAATTCGTAAAAGATTCTTTAATTTTAGAAAGCAATTTACTATTATAAGTGTTAGATAATTTTGAAATTGGATTTTTTTCAATAAGTTCAACAATGTTCAATTTTGACATTTTATAAATAATATAACTGAATTTCTTTATATTATTGTTTTTGTTTTTAAAAATAGAATCAATAATATTTTTGCTCCTCCTTAAAGAGGAGCAAACAAATATATAAAATCTTGCGTTAGAAGTTGCTAAAGCAAGATTTTTTTATTATCATTATGTTAATAATATTTATAAATAAATAATGTGTAATTATTTAATATAAATAAACAAAAGTGTTAACCAGTATTTTTGGTTTAATAATGTAAAAAAACTCATTACTATTATGATAAAAAACTAAAAATATAAGAATGTTTATTAATCGTGTGGGTTTGAAAATATTATATATAATATAATATTTTTACTGCATATATGGTAATAAATTATTTAGTTGGAGTAAGCTACACCTGCCATTCCGCTCATAACACGGAGAACATTGTAGTTAACAGCGTAGACACGAACTTTGGCAGTGGCAGTTCCAGAAACGGTAGGAGAAGAGAGAACGAGTTGGAGAACAGCGTTATCAATTCTGGAGAAGTTGCAGGACCCGCTGGGTTGGTGTTCTTCAGGGCGAAGAGCGAATGAGTATACGTTGATACCAGTGTCAGGGGCTCTGGTGTGGTGTTGGAAGGGTTGAACAACGTCGAAGTAAGATCCTTCACGTTCAGAGAATCTGTCTTGTCCATTGAGTTGGAGTTTGGCAGTGACAACAGGATTTTCACCCCAGCAGTGCATGTCAAGGGCGGTTTCAGCAAGAACGAATGTTCCAGCATCAGAAACAGATGATCCGTTATCACCAGCAAAGGCACCACCCCAACCAGCGTTTCCACCAGTTGTGTTAAGGGTAGCACTTTCAGCACCAGCCATTTGGAAGAGACCATTGGTACCGATAAAGGCATTGGCACCAGAGGTTTCAAGAAGACCTCCGAAGGCGTGGATAGCGTTAGGAAGAGCATCAACAGCATCAGTGTAGTTGAAAGGTTGAGCACCAAGGGTTTTGAAGAGAAGACCTCCAGCATCAAGAGATGAGCAGTAATCAACGTTGGCATCAGGTTGAACAACCCAAACAAGTTCTTTAACAGGGTGGTTAAAGTTCAATTTGATTTTGTTAGAAGAAGATCCAACAGATTCATCACCAGTGAATTGGAGTTGTTCAATGAGGTATTCATGAGGATTTTGAGCCATTTTTCTGCGTTCATCGGTATCAAGGAAGATGTAGTCAATGTAGAGAGAAGCAGCAACAAGAGATTGTTGGTAAGCAGCAGTAACAGATTGAGCTCCAGATGTAGCAGCAAGGTTTTTAACAGCCCAGAGACATTCTCCAATAGGACGAATATCAAGGTTGATTTTAACTTCGTGGTATTGAAGAGCAATCAAAGGAAGAGCAAGTCCAGGGTTTCTGCAAAACCAGAAGAGAAGAGGAACATAAAGAGTGGTTTCAGGAAGAGCGTTTCTAGGAGCACAAACTTGGGAAGGTCCTCCAGCAGCAGCGCAAGGTCCAGAAACAGCAGCAAAGGTAGGATCAGTAACATAGGTGAGTTGAGTGGTGTTACCAATCATTTTGAAGTATCCTCTTTGTTGTTCAGAAGACATGGTCATTTGGTTCCAGATGTGCATCCAGTCACCATATTGACGATCGATTCTTTGTCCTCCAATTTCAACTTCAACTTGGGCAATGAGTTGTTCTCCAACAAAGTCAAGCCATCTAGCATAGACAGCACCACCAGCAGGAGCCATATCTTGGTTGATTTCAGGAAGAGTAACTTGAAGGTATGTGCGATAAGCAAGATCACCATTTCTGGAGATTGTGCAGGTAACACGTCTTCCAAAATCGGCTTGTCCAGAGAATGTTTGTTCAATGGATTCCATGGCGAAGTTGGTGTGTCTGCGATAGGAGACTTTCCAGAATGTGATTTCAGGGGTTCCAGTAAGGAAAACGTCTTGGGCACCGTAAGCAACAAGTTGTAAAAGAGCACCTCCCATTTAGGATATATACTTCCTAAAGATAATAATTTCGGGGAAAATGAATTAATTCATTCATTCTATTTTATATACTTTTTATATTTCTTGTTTGAATATTTTACATTCTAACATGTTGTATGTACTAAATACATCATTGTATTTTTTAGACCCTTGAATATTTATAATGGGACGCCCAAAGGGCGTCTCACTAAATATTTAAGGGCAACGTTACCGATAAATGAATTGAAAGGCAATTCACATTTTGTGGATTGTCCCATTTCAAATCTTTATCGGTGTATAAAATCATGTAAAAATAAGGTACTATGAAATTATAATACTTCATTCTATTCGGTTTGGTTCGGATTACATTCTCCAATATAATTCTTCAAAAATATAATAAAATAAAATGATTTCCTAAACATTATTTTTCACAAAAAGATTGAATTTCCAAATTTGAATAAATAAATTTTTCTAAATAATCGGATTTGAATATTTCTCTCTTTCCTTCATGTTTTTTTGTGAAAATAAATACATCCTCTATTTTTTTAACTTTCCAACCATCATTCAAAGCATTCATGATAAAAATCATTTTCTGAAATTCTTTTTTGGAAAGTTCTATTTGATCATCCATTTTTTAAATACTATATAATGTGATTTCATTTACTATTTCTTAATTTTACGGATTATTTATTATAATACAAAATATATTTATAATAATAAAAATATAAAATATCTTTTTTATTATGTATTATAATATTTTTTATTTTTGAAATGTCCAATCAAAAACATGTAAATACTCTCGATGAAAAACATAGTGAAATGATGGCACTTTATCATTTACATGAAACTGAAACCTTACCAGAATTAGAAAGAGAAATCGAAGATTTAAAACAAAAAGCACGTACTTTGAAACTGAATCAAATTGATGAATATATGGATATAAAAGATTTGATTCAAAAAAAGAAGGCAAAAATAAAAACATTGCGTTCTGAAAAGAAAAATTATCTTTTGGAAAATTCAAAATATATTTTTGATTATTTTGAACAAAAAAAAGACATTTCTAGCGGTGGTGGAAAACAAAATACCAATGTATTGAATAATTTTTTTAAAATCAAATCAAATGGCGAAACCAAACACATCGATATTTATAAAAACTCTCGTTATCTTTATCAAAAATATTGGAAAAATGTAAATAATGAAATTATAAATATACAAGATTATGTTGTTCCTTCCGACATTTGTACTTTTTGTAAGAAAGGTGAGTTTATTTCACACGATGAAGAAGGTATTTTGATTTGTAACAATAGTCAATGTGGGAAATTCATTACTTATATTATTGATTCTTCTAAACCCACGAATAAAGAACCACCCAATGAAGTATCCTACACAGCATATATTCGTTTGAATCATTTCAAGGAAATTTTATCTCAATTTCAAGCAAAAGAAACAACACAAATTCCAGCAGAAGTCATTGAACAAATCAAATCACGAATTAAAAAAGAAAGAATCAAGGATTTTTCCGAAATTAATTATGATAAAATGAGAGAAATATTACGAAAATTGGGATTAAATAAATATTTTGAACATATTCAATATATTAATTCGATTTTTGGAATTAAACCACCAGTGATGAACGAAGAATTGTATGAAACATTATGTGTACTTTTCATTGAAATACAAAAACCATGGGCGATGCATTGTCCTCCCAATCGAACCAATTTTTTCAATTATACATATACATTATATCAATTATGTGTTCTATTAGATCAAGTTCAATACCTACCTTATATACCCATGATGAAAGATCGAGAGAAACAATTAGAACAAGATATGATATGGAAAAAAGTATGTATGGATTTAGATTGGGAATTTTTCCCGACCGTATAAAATTACAGTTTTCTGATTTTGTATATACAATTTATGAAAAAATAGTATAAATTGTATAATAATATTTAGAAAACATATATGAAAACCTGTAAAAGAGGATCGATTTTAAGAAAAGGTTATACACGTCGTATTAAAAATAAAACCATTCGTGTTCCAATGGGATGTATCAAATCTCAATCGGATAGTGGATTGAAACGAATCAATATAGATAAAGAAATGATGACAAAAAAAAAGAGAATACATGATTTCATTCGTAAAAGTGTTGGAACTCTAAAATGTAGGTCTGGTCAAATTATTCGAGAAGGTTATTTGAGAAATGCTTATAAACGTAAAACAGGGGTTTATGTTGATGCTACAATAGTCCCCCCAGCGTGTATTCAAGATACTGGTAAACCAGGAAAAGGATCCCAATTATTTGTTTTACACAAAGGAGATTTAACCAAATATGGTTATCATTCCAATTTATCTGAAACAAAACGTCATGAAGCATTAAGACTTGCCCTTAAACATATAAAACCTTTATCCGTTTATAGAAAATTAAATGCTCTTTATATATTAAATAAAAATAAAGATCCTATCATTTCTAAAATTTATAAAAATGATGCAAATTGGGTTCGATCCTTTTTTTGAATCCATGTAAAATACAAGAAATTATATTCGTTTTATTTTCATATATGTTTATATGAAAATAATTTGTTTATTTACATCATTTTCAAACCACCAATCAAATTGATACCGAGACCGGCACCAGCACCTGATCTGGCACTTTGTCCCATAGATGGAATGAAAACATCAAGGATACTGAATGTAGCAGCAGCCATTAAACCAATGATCAAAACTTCTTCTAAAGCAAGAGATTTTTTTGGGATGGTGTAAGCAGCAACACCTACAATGAAACCTTCAATAAGATATTTGATGGCACGTTTAATAAGTTCTCCGAAGTCAAATGATTCGCTCATATTTTTATATATAATAGAAAAATAAAATAATTTGTTTAATAAAATCTGTTTTATAAAATCTGTTTAATAAAATAAATAATAATAATAATGAATGAAAACACTTAAATAGAATTCCTAAATATTTTTATAAATGTCTTCCTTCGAACGAAAAATATTGGAAAACGGACAACCAAATCCTAAATATATTGATTTATGTGATGAAGATCCTCCTATTGCCGGACAAAAATTTGCTTGTATTTCATTTATTTCTCCTGAAAAAATATTAAAAAAACGAGAAATTTTCATGTTTGAACAATTCCTAAAGCAATGGGATTTTAAAAAATCTATGGATAAATTTTTCGATTTTATTCATTTCCTTTCTTTTAAATATAATTTAAATGTTGAAACAATTATCAATGATTATACTGAATTTATCAAAGATGAAAGTGTTAAATTAAAAGAAAATAGTTTGGAAGATGATTATAAAAATTTCTTGGATAAAAATGAGGATTCATTGACGGAAAAATTCCAAAAAGAAAACCAATTTCAAACATCCGTTCGTGGTCTTAAAGTACGTGGTGTCTATAATTCACAAGAAGAAGCTGAATTAAGATGTAAAAAAATACGCGATTTAGATCCCAATCACGATATTTTTGTTGGACCCGTTGGCATTTGGATTCCTTGGGATCCCGATGCATATAGAACTGGACGTATTGAATTTATGGAAGAAGAATTAAATCAATTACACAAAGAGAAAATGTTGAATGAAGCCAAAGCAAAAGAGGATTTCGAGAAGAGAATCAAAGAAACGAAAAAGAAAGCCATTGAAGAAAATATTAAATTGGCTCAAAAGACTGGCAATAAATTAACACAAACCATTGATGAAAATGGTAATTTGATCGGTGTAAAAGAAACTGTTGATTTTGAAAGTCGTACTGCAACTACGGAAAGTGAAACCAAGGAATACAACGACAACGTTATTGAAAAATCAAAGATATAAAGAACTTACACGATGAATGATTTCAAAAATATTCATTATCAATATATTTTTTACATAATCTATATATATATTATGTAAAATTACCGATTATTTGTTATTACGTTTAATATTTGTTTGTTTCGATCAATAATTGTTTTATTCAATTCTACTGTCTTATTTTTCAAAAAAGCATTTATTTTATTCAAATGTTCTATTTCATTTGCACTTTTATTTTTTAATAAATCATGATCATTTTTTAATTTATTATAATGACTTAACAATTCGTAATATTTCATTTTCAACATATTATTTTCTTGGACTAATTGAAACATTTTCTATATTTTATAATAATATTTTCCTAATATTATTTTTCCCTAAATGTTATCATATGTAGTTTTGTATTTTTTCACATTTTTTATAATTATGATCACAAAAATCAATATTCTATTTTTATTGTTGGAAATTTCAAAATTCTGAATACAAATTTGTGATTGTAAATAGTGTTAAAAAAGTTTAGAAATAATATTTTTTTAGGTCGAAAATAATTTCTGTAACCATTTTATAAATGTCTTCTCAGACGACCGTCCCCACTCCGCAATTTGTGCCTTATTATCCTCCTTACAACAATTATGATGAAGCCACCGTTTTGGCTAGCATCAATGCTGCTGAAAGAAATTTGACAAATGAACTTAATTTGTCAAACAAAGATTTGACCAAAGAAATTACACAAAATACTCTTGGTCTTCGTGACGCTGTTGAACGTGGAAACGTTGGAAATGCTTCTACAATGGAACGTATTAATTCTCAATTAAGCACTGCTATTGAAAGAAATGGATTAAATGTTTATGGTGCGGTTGAACGTGTTGCTGGTGAAAACCGAATCACAACTGTTACAACTGATGCTACTACAAGACAAGCCAATAATGATTTGGCTCGTGATATTACTGCTGCGGTTGAACGTAATGGTTCTGCAGCGGTGAATGC